GTCCCCATCAAATCATCACCATCCCAATGCATTTCAATAACATTATGAGATGCATTATTTAAATTCACAACTGAACTTTCTGGATGGTCGAGTTCTCCTAAAGCTCGCCTCTCTGTAACCTGATTTTCTAAATATTTTCCAACTTCTTTTAATAATACTTCTCTTGGATATACTCTACCATTTTGATTTTTGGATTCGGCTCTCTGTAATACACCCTTAACGACTAACTTACCATTATTTTCACTAATAGATTCATTAATCTTATCAGTTGAAATATTAAATGGTCTGACATCTACTAATAATTGTTTATTCATTATCCCACATCTCCCAAGTATACAAAAGTTACATCACCAGCTTTACCACCGACTGATGTCCAAGCAATTGGATTAATATCAAGTCTAACTGGTCCCGCATTTGTACTTTGAATATTAGAACCACTTACATATGTAGCAATACTTCCCGATTCATAAGCAAATGAATAATCCCCATTTACATTTACTAAAACATAGTTAGGTCTATCATGCCTTAATGGATATGGTCCAGGAGTTGTTGCTTTACCATAAGCATCTATTGATCTTGCCTTTGGTATTGATTTTGTACTATCATTTGGATCTGCTTGATACATTATCGTCCTCCCCAAGAAGTTCTTTTAATCCAGATATCACGTAAAATATCAGAAACTTCTTTTCTAATAGCTAACTTAATCTCTTTCATATCACTATCAGAAATTGCTTCATCAATAAACTTATATCCAGTTTGTTTTTCTAAATTCTTTTTCCTTTTCTTACTAATTTTACCAAACGCATTTGGCGTTTCGTATCCATCAATACTTGCAGTTGAAGTTATTTCACTTAACTTTTTTTTCAATAATCCCCTAGCAAGTTCCCTTACTAAAGAATTAAATTTTGTCGAGTTCTTTATCAAGTTCATAATATCTCAATAATTGAACTACTGAATTATCATTAGTTTGTTTTGACTCATTTAAACAAAATTTATCAATACAATTAACTGCTTCATGCAATTTAATTTTTAATACTTTGTCTTTAACTTTCTTTACTTTACTGTTTAATCTTTCTTTCAAAATAGGCAATTGAGTTTCAACAAATATAGAAAAATTATTTGTATTAGAAATATTACTTATATACTCCTTTAACAATTTTTTTTGTTCATTAGTTAAGTTGGAATATTTTTTATTAAATTTTTCCAACAATACTTTATATGACAAAATACGTAAATCCTTATCTTTTAATACTTTTGGAATAAAAGTATCTGATTTGGTTTTATTGAAAGTAGTTATTCCCTCTATTATAATAAAATAACTTTCAGTTTTTTCATCAGGTTTTAAATTACCAAATCCTTCAAATAATTTATAAATCGAAGCAAATACTTTATAATTAGGTACTTTAGAAGAAAATAATTGATTAACATCATATTTTTCTTTTATTTCTTTAATTATATTATACTTTTCCCGTCTCAATACAGAATTATTTAATTTATCCCTATGTCTTAATATTTCAGATAAAAAGAAATCAGCCTTTTTATCTGATTTGAATTTTTTTGTCACTAATAAATTATATAATGCTAATTCTTTTCCAACCTCCATATGTTCATTAAATCTTTTTTTAATGATTTTAAGAGCATCTGATTCTCTGTCTTTATTTAAAACATCTACAGTAACTTGTCTAAGTAAAAACTCAAACAAAAGACCTGTATTTCTCAACTTATTATGTCTAAAATTTGCCATAAAAAATTCCAAAATATTTAATACAATTATTCATATATAAATATAGTTTATTTTAGAATAAGAGTATTAATTAATCTTCTAATATATTTTCCTCACTTAATAATGAATTATTTGACTTTGGAAATCTATTTTTGAGTTGATTTAAAATACCTTCACGTGCTACAGCAGTATGTGCTTTACTTGTAGCAAGAGGCGATTTACCTTTAAACTCACGTTTTCCGAAACTCCTATGACGTTTTTGTACAGTATCGCTGTCATATACATCTTTTTGAGTTTCCTTTCCACTAAATGGGTCTTTTTTACTACCACCCCAATCACCAGACCTTGCCATTTCTTCATCGTCTTCACCTTCATCACCTACTGGTTGTTCTGCCGGATCCTGTCCTTCTGTTTCGATTTGTTCTAATCTAAATTTCTGTTTTGTATCTTCTACAATGTTCTTATAAACCTCAATTTTTTCTTCATCAGACATATCAAATATATTATCATAAACCCATTTACGACTAAATAATTTAACATCCATAGCTTTTTCAGCAATCTCCAATCGTTGATTCATCATTTCTAATTTTTCTTGTTCATGAATCATTGATGGATTTTGTAGTTCTAAATCAAAATTAATTAATTCAGCATCATCAAATCCTTGACTGTATAAATGAACTATGCCAATCTTAGTTAATTCACTTACAATAATTTTTTGAAGTCTTTCAATGGTCCTAGCAAACCGGACATCCTCAGCAGCCAATGTGGCTTTACCTCCACTTAATCCCTCTTCATATCCCAAGAACGCTTTAGGAATCCTAAGACTTGCCATTAACTTATTTCTTAGATATTCAATATCATCTATTTGATCATTATTAGATAAACCGGGAAGAGTTTCAATCTCTGTACCACTATCACCACCACGTACTGGTAAAAAATAATCTTCCGTGACAGACTCTACATTATATTTTAAATTATACTCACCTGTTGTCTGATCGATAACAGGAATTTTCTTCATCTTATTAATAAGTTGTTGCATAAACTGTTCAACTTCTCTTGGCGGTATATTCCCAACATCAATCTTAAAAATACGTTTTTCAGGTGCTCTCATGATACGATGTATCAACATAGCATCTTCCATAAGAGTTAATTGTTTAAATATCTTTCTACCACCTTCAAGTAAAGACCTACCATATGGTAAAAAATTAGTATCAGACAAAAGTCTAAAATGTGCCATCTCATAATTTTCAATAATTTCTTTTTTATCATCTTCAATTTCAAATTGAATAAGTTGTGGATTTGCTGGGTCGTGATCTTCTAATCTTGTAATATCATATGCTGATACAGGATTAATATTAACCACTCCATACTTATCAACAATATCTAATCGTAAATAAAAATCACCATATTTAGTCATATTACGAATCCAACTCCATAAATTGAATTCTATATTAATAATATCATAATATAAGTTATGTAAAATTTTATTAACTTGACTGTTCTCAGTTCTTATTTTTAAAATCTCACCTTCAATATTATCAACAGTAGATTCATCTGAATAAATATCAAGAGCCGAAGCAATAATCGGGTCTTGATCCATGAGTTCATAATCCCTAAACAAATCATGTTTACGAATTTCATATGCTGCTCTTCTATTTTGTGCAACTGAATATGGATTTGAATATGTATTCTGCATCAACCGTTGATACCTATCAATAAAATTTGATGTCAAACTCGTTTGTGTAAAATCCAAATCCTTAACAATTAATCTATCATCATCAGTTTTCCTAATAATAACATTAGATTGAAACAATCTGCCAAGTCTTGTAAAAATATTATCTGCCATAATTTACCCCAATAACCAAGTTAAATCTTCTTTTTCTCCCTTAATATCCATTTCCCAGGGATTTTCTTTAGGCCTATTTGGTGTCATAATAGGCTCTCTTTTATTTAAATTTCCAATTGAATTCACTAAACTACTCTGAAATTCAGAACGTTCTGACTGTATTCTTATTGCAGTATCTCTTATCCACAATAAAATAGAATAAGACATTACTAAATCATCATTATACCCATCAAGAGCTTCCATCTTTGAATTCTTATATATAAATACAAAAAGTTCATCAATTAATCGTGTTGACTTCAAATTGACCATTTTCTCTCGTGTATATTCTTCCATTTTTGCTACAACCAATGGTTTAGTTTTTACTGTAGTAGTAAAACCTGGAATTTTATTTCTATCAGTATGTCTATATCTGTTTGTATACTGACGTTCTGCATCTACAATCATATGATCTTTATCTTGATAAAATAAATTTTCATAACCTCTATCAATAATAGTCTGTAATGTTGCCCATCCTATATTATTATTTTCAACAACCAATAAAGCATCATTATATTTTGTAGAAAGTTCAATTAAAAAATTACCAAATTCGGTTGTTCCTAATTGACCTTTATATTCAGCTACTTGTGTTAATGACTCTAATTCAAAAACTTGTGCTGCTGAATAATCAGTAGCATCACCACGAGCCACATCCGCACAAATTAAATATTGTTTTGAATAATCTGGATATTCCCATATCCACAAATTTCTATCAATCCCACTTTTCTCTGTCGGCTCACAACACATATTTTCTTTATACCATTCTAATATTTTTGGATCAACAATCGATTGACCTGAACTTAAAAAATCAGCATCACATTCTTGAGCTGCCTTTGTTGGTCCTAAAATAGTATTTTGTTCATTTCTCCAATTTTGATCTCTTTCTGGATGTTCAGACCAATGTAATTTTACCGTATGAAATTTATTTAACCCATCCGTCGCATCTACCCAAGTTTTGTGAAACCAATTACCAACACCATTTGGTGTAGATATAGCTAAACAATCTCCACCCGTAGCCAAAGTCTGTTGAGCAGCAGTCCATATCGTATCAATTCTTTCTATAAAAGCGGCCTCATCAAGTATCAATAAAGATAGTGCTTCAGAACGACCAGCAGATTCATTAGATGCAATTGCTTTTATTTGTGATCCATTTTTAAATGTAAGCGACAATTTATTATTCTCAACAATCTGAGTCTTTAACCATGATGGTAAATTATCATACATAATACGAACTTTAGTAACAAGATTTTTTGCAGTATCTTTTGCAGTAGCAATACACAACACATTCTTATCATTTTGAAATAACATCAACCATAAAGAATAAGCAGCAGTAAGTGTTGATATTCCCAACTGACGTGATTTTAAAATTACATTATAAGATTCTTCTTGATATGTTTTTAACACTTCTTCTTGAAAAGGATATAATTTAAATTTAATCTTTCCACGCTGTGGATGTTGAATTACACAAAACTTATTTATAAAATATGATGAATCTTGAACACATTTCACATATTCTTTTTTAATTGCTTGTTTTAAATTACTCATTATAATTCTTTATATTTTCATCTGATAAAGCATTAGCAACACTTTTATCAAATGGATTAGTATCTTTATTTAATTCCATTTCTGATTCATATTCTTTTAATACAGTTTCCCATCGTTTTTCTTCCTGTTCCTTTACCCAATTTTGCCACTCACCTTTTCGATGTAAATCTGCTTCAAATTCTAGTTGACAATAATAACATCTCTGCATTCTATTGTATGTATTCTGGTCAATATCTTTTAATATTAACTTTTCACAATCATTACACTTATCAAATCCTCTTGGTGGAACTTTAGTAATTTGTTTTCTTTTACCATTTTCTATCTTCCACTTACGTCCATTATGGTCTTCCCATTCTTCACCTTCTTTTCGTTGTAAATCTGTTTTAGATTCATATCCAATCTGTATTGGACGTTTATAAACACCCTTTACCATTTTTTGTATTTTTTCTATATTACTCATTAAAACGTCATCATGCCTGTTATTTGATTAATAGGAGCAAATGCACCTGTAAACTTGTAAACCTTTCCATTATATTTAAATACTATTCCTTCAGTTGGAACTATAGCATCCAAACCACCAATTGAATCTAATTTACTCAATTGTTGTTTTAGTTTATTTAACTTCTTCAAATCACCACCACTTCTTACGTTTGATATTGATGATTTTAGTTTTGACCTAATTTTTTGAACTGATTGTTTAGGATTAACCGCTAACCATCCATCAATATTTTTCATTATCTCAGCACCAACTTCAAAAAACAATGTTTCAAATGGTTTCATATTATCTTGTGTCATTTTTAAATGGTCAATTTTATCAGTTGTTAATACCCAATCTATAAACTTATCATTTTTAACTGTAGCTTTTATATCTCTTACACTATATGATTTGTCAAAAAATGCCCATCGTTTTGTCAATCGTTTCAAAACATTAGTTGGTATTTTATACTTAAACTGTTTTGAAGCATTGTAAATATATTCTTCCCAAAATTTTTGATGATAAAGTGCAAGAGTATCGTTATCTTTAAGAGCAAATTGATTTTGTAATTTTTTTAATCTACCATGAAACTTATCTTTCATTTTTCCAAAATCTTGATGTTTAGGAACTGTTAAAAAATTTGGTTTTCCAATCTTATACTTCTTTTGTATATGTTGATTTACTTGTTGTATCATTCCTTGTAACATTCTTCCACTATCTTTTGCCTGCCCAATTACTCGTCCACTATCATCATATTCCAATGCTCCATGAAATACAATCTGAGTAACATCATAATTAATTACATTTTCACTCGCTGGCCATAATACTTCAAGATTCATCCACTTTGAACCATTTCCAAAAATCTTATCTTGTTGTTTTACACTTAACGATTTAATTGCTTTTTGTAAATCCCTTACTGCAAAAACAAAAGCATTTCTAATATCACCTCTACCTTTAAACTTTGATTCTACACCTTTTATATCTAATGCAGTTTTACCTTTATTTTTCAAATGTCCTTTGTTACGAGCAGTAATTAATTTACCATCTCTCCAACTTATCATAAGATTTTGTCCGTCAAGTTTTTCACTTACATTATCTTCACGATTAAGTTGACCACCTAATCCTAATTCAATAATTTTCTTCAAATCACCGAATGTCAAATCCTTGTCATCAAACGGATGACTCATATGACCATATGCTCCTCCCATTAATAATAACTCCTTTCCGTTTCTTAATTTTTTTGAATTAAGTATTTCTTTATATACAACTTTTAATCTACCTTTATCTATTTCCTTATCTCTATGTAATTTTTCCATTTCTGGTTTATTAATTACAAGTTTTGGTTTTTCACTTGGTTTATTAGTAACACTTGGTACTGCATAATAAGCCTTTCTAAATCCAAACTTTTTAGCCGCAACATGACCTTTACCTCCATATTTTTGAGCCAAATCTTTTTCAGCTTCTTCTCTTGAATATCTAATCCTAATACCACGCCTCATCAATCTCTGTTTCCAAATCTTAGTTTTCTTCGACACTTCTGCTAATGATAAAACTTCTTTTACAATTTCTAAATCATCATGTTGTTCATTTCCTCTATTAACATCTACTGGTTCTGGTTCTTCAGCATCAAGTTGTTTTGCAGTTTTCGGGCTATCTTTAACAATAACTTTTCTTTCTTTTGCCATACTATCCACATATTCATATTCTTGATTTCTTAAAATCATATCTATATGATCTAACCATTTATTCCACAATTCAGTACCAACATAATCAGTTAAATTTTGAGCACTTGGCTCTTGAGTTCCAGCTGGACCAAATGAAACAGAATCTACTGGTCCTTTTGGATATTCTGTATCTTTAACAAAACCAAAATCTTGACTATAATAATAATCATCGTCAATTAAATTATGTGCAATTTCCCAACCTAATTTACCAGCTTCTATTTCGGCTCTATTACGATATGATTTTAAACTTGATAAAAAAGTTGGTCCATCATCCACCCCACCACCTTGTGTATTAGAACTTTCAAACAAATGAACATAAAATTCAAATAACTTCTTGAACTTATTCGTCATCATATTATACACACCTTTATCATAATATCCAAATGCTTTTTTAAATAATTTTGGTCTTTCTTTAGCATCAAATTCAGGTGAACCTAAAAGTTGTCTCATTACAGTTCCACTTACTTCTTTACCACCTACATTTACACTAACGTGTGGAGCTGTTAAGATATACCCATGTGTTTCAAATCCCTCTAAATTACCTTTATTCTTTTTATAATCTTGGTAGTATGTCTTTCCACCACTTTTCTTTGTTCCTCCAGCTAATCTTCCAGCATCTTTCTTTCCGAAAATATAAATAACTGCTGTAGTATCTTTGTCGTATTTTTTCAAAGTATTTTTTGCTACATAAGGAACTTTTTCTTTTACAATACGATTTGCTGGAACACCCATTTTAACCATATGTCGAACTTTCTCTTTATAATTCATTGGATGTCTTGGTGGTTTTTTTATATCAGTTGTGGTTATGTAAGCTTCATCAACTTGTGCTTCTAACCACTTAAATGTTTTTAAATGATGTGGACCAAATGGTTGAAATCTACCACCGTATATTCCAATGACTTTTTTAATCTTCGATTTTTCCTCATTCATTTTTAATTTTTTTCGTAGTGTGTCAATTTGTTTTTTAACCTTTTTTTGATTAGGACTACCTGGCATCATCTTCATAGCCTTAGTGTATAGTTTCATCAATTGAGCTTTATCATCTTGTTCAAATATATCACCTACATCTTTTTTATATGTTTGAATAAGTTGATATTTACTTTTTGGATCTTTCTTTCTAGCTTTTTTCAATTCACTACGAGCAGCACTCTTTGAACCTTTAAACTGAATAATTTTTTTACCTTTTTCTAACTTATAAAATCCATATGCCTTTGATGGTTGTATAACTTCATTTACAGATTCGTTTCCCATTGGAACAGCCCAATAAATATTAGCTTTATCTAACCTATCAAGTACTTTCATAATTTTACCGTAACCGCCAGCAACATTATAAAATCCGGCTTCTTTACCACTACCTTTAAGTTTCTTAACTTTATCAAATTTAACATTCTTATCAATAAGTTTATTTACTTTAGATATGTCTTTTTTAAATACCCAAAATCTTTTAACTTTAGCTTCATTAATATCTTCATTTAATTTTTTCATTTGTTTTTCTAAATCATTAATTTTCATTTTTAATTTATAACTACCAGCTTGTGGTCCAAATCCACCATACTTTCTAATCAACTCCATTCTTTTTTTATGTAACTTATTATATTTAAGTTGTGTTTTTCTATCCATTTTTTCAGTAACTTTTTTATATCCACTCATTGAATTCGTTTTATTCTTTTTAACTTTTTTCCTTGATGGTTCTCCTTGAATAACTCCATCACCACCTACGATTGCATTTTCTTTCATTATCTTTTGTTTTGCAATCCATTTTTTTCCACGATAGTTTTTAATTGGTTTTTTAATAAAAGAACCAATGCCTTTTTTAACCAACATATTAAATTTTTTGAATGCTTGTTTCTCACTTAAAGTATTAGAATTATCAACCATCATAAAATTAACATTACCAAACAATCCTTGAAAGTATATTTTATTTTTCTGAACTTCATTCCAGCTTTCTTCTACTAATTCAGGATTAAGTTTTCTTGGTCTTTCCATATTCCTTTTTTGTGCTACATCTAAATCAGTATGAACAAAAACCATATAGCAATCATAACCAATTTCTTCTAATTCTTTCTTTTGTTTTTTTATCTTATCGTATTTATGTCCTGTACCATCTATAATCATTCCCAATCGACCATTCATGTACATCTTCTTTCTATCAGCAGTTAATTCTTTTGCTCTTCCTCTCAATCCACTATAATCTTCATAATCAGGATCAGTAAGTTGTTTAAATAATTCATCTGGCATATCATCTAAATCTGTACCGAATCCGTATTTGTTTAACATACGAGTTAATTCTTTATCTTGATTTACAAGTTTTAATCCGTGAGCGGATACATTAACTTTCTTTGGTATTCCAAATAAACCTTGAGAAACAAATCCTTTACCACTTCCAGGTCCACCAGCAAGAAATACAGCTTTTAAAATACCTGGATCGTTTACACCTTCTTGTAGTATTGGTCTAGTTATTTCTTCTACTAATTTCTCTAAACTCATATTTTTAATTCCAATTCTTGTCTAAGATTATCTTCTATAGGATGTGGTAATGCCTTAGTATCAAAATAACCCCAATCAGAATGTTCTTCATCAAGTTCTGGTTCTGGTTGCCCTTGTAATTCAACTGTATATAATCTAAAGATTCTATTATACTTAGAGTCTTTCAACGTAGTTAAATATACTAAAGAATTGGGGTCAATGTCAAGCTTTGTTTCTTCTTGAAACTCTCTATGTGCACCTTCTTTAGATGTTTCGCCACTTTCAACATGTCCTGCAGGTGGCGACCAAAAATTAGGATATTTTCCAGCAACCTCAGAACGACGAAGTAGTAAAATCTTACCTTCAGATTTAACAATGACTCCACCAATTCGTTTTGGTTTTTTTATTTCTGCTATTAAATCTATTAATTTTGGTATAGACATAGATATACTCCCATACCTATAAATATAACAATCTAAACTTCAAGTCCTCTACGAAACCAACCAAAGTAAAACTTTTCCAAATCTGGTTTTCTTGTAACTAAATCAGCATAATACTTTATACGATAAGCACGAACTCTGTCTAATTCAACCCCATCAAGAGCACCAATTGTCTTTGGTCCTAACCCACCATCTACTTTCAATCCAGCACCTTTTGCATTAGCTGCTGTTTGTAAAATTTTAACTGCTCGTCCACGACCTTGATTTACACACATATCAAAATAAATATGTTTTAATTCATCTGGTAAATCATCTACTTTATTAGCATCCCAATAATGTTCCTTATAGATTTCTTTCGCACCATCTTTAGTGAGATTTTTGATATCTACATCGGGATGACTTCTTTTGGCAACTCCAAAATTGGTTTCCCCACCTGGATCTTGTGGATCATTTACATATCCACCTTCGTGGTGTAATACTACTTCTATGATTTCATCAAATTGTGTTAACATAACTTTAATTCCTATTTATTTTTTAATATCAAAATCTTTATTTTTATGCATTTTACTTA